CGATACTTCTCTTTGCTGAAGCTTGAAAACAGTGACATGTGGACTTGGATGAATGCTTTGACTGATTCTGATTTCAGAGAAGTGCCAAGAAATAAACTCACTATAGCAGTGTTTTTGAGTGGGAGCACAGGAGACATAGTGCCGCTGACTAACATAGCAGTTGCTGTCAGCCGTTTTGCTTCAGTGTTTGTTTTTAAACCTTCAGATGTCGAGTCTGTACCAGGCTTGCCCAGTGTAGATTTTGTGGATTCTTACAAACCTATGGTACATCAAGGGGGTGGCGCTCACGTGCTTAAGCGCGCTGCTCCGGTCATTAAACAAATGTTAGACAGGTTAGCAGGCACATTTGATTATGTGATAAGTCCACACTTTGCAAAAGAGTCATACTTGTTAACAGCGCGTGTAGCTCAATTGAAGATTTATCCATTAATAAGTTATGATAACGCTACAATATTCACGGTTATGGATTTTGCTACACAACTTGTTACGTTAAACACAGACAAGACTGTTAAACTTTCCTGCGTGTTGTCAAATATCAAAACCCCTTATCCAAATTTAGGTTTCCCGCTCGCCAGTAATTCTATGGACGCTGACTATGACACAGAAAAATTGATGGTGTTGCGCGCCATAGATGGGAAGAAATACACGTTGATTACTTTGGGTTCCATGCGCACGGAAAACTATGAAGATGTGATACAATCTTTATTAAATATGCGTTCTGGACCAGTGGTGATAGTGCGCGGGTACACTACACAACCATTGAAATTGTCGTACATGGGGAAAACGTACAATGTGATGTTTGAATTGTTCTCTAGTGAATTGAGTGTGGTGAAGCGCATTAACTTTCACGCTATAAAACCTCTTGTGAAAGCGGTGGTTTGCCATGGCGGAGCAGGCACGATACAAACATTTTTAGACACTGACATAAGCATCGTTGTGTTGCCACAAGCTTACGATCAGACTGCTAATGCAAAATGGTTGGCTGACGACACTAACTCGCAAGTGTCAATTGATATGAATGAAGAATTTAAAAACTTTCAAGAGAATATAAACAAGTTCTTCAAGCGAACCGTTCCAATACGCGAAATGCGGTGCAAGTTGCAACTAGTACCGTTGTACGACAAAAAGTGGCGAGAAAATGACAAACCATTGATGAAACAATTTAGGTGCAAAACAGAAGAAGTTTGCGCTGTCATAACTAAACAAGATTGTGTGCTGATTTCTTTTGAAAAAGTGTTTGGAGATGGTTCAGTAGCTTATAAGCGCGTTAGTGAAGTTTACAATGCTTTCACTGAACAACGCACAATAATGACCTACGAAGACGTCGTAATGATAGCGTTATCTGCCGCGATATCAGTGACGATAGTGAACAAAACTAAATCAACATGCATAGAATTAGATTTTGGTCACAAACCTGCTCAACATGCAGTGTGCATCAACACTAATGGTATGCATGCAAATGTCGTGCGCGTGGTAGAGAAACACATGTTGCGGACTGAAGCTGTAGACACAGTTTTTGACAAAGTGCCCATAAATGATGTAGGAACAACAGTTGCGGTGCTGAATGACGTTTTAAAATGTTTCAAAGGTGAAGCAGCTGGTAGCGAGGTGTTAACACCACAAGATGCAAAAACTTTGCATGCTTCTATTCGTATAAATCACTTGCTACGATTCGGAGTGATAATGCGTCAATCCTCACCATTGATGTTGCTAAATAGTGTTTCTTGTGTAGGGTTCATCACGACCACTGATCAACGTGTGCAAAATTGGAAGTGTTACGGGCTGTTGACTGATAAAGGTTACACTGTTGCTTTAGCCATGGTGTCAGCGGGGTTAGGTAAAGCTGTGTTGTATCATGGCCTTCGTGAAAACATTACAGTTGTAGGGGCCATACCATTACACAAACTAAAAATAATAGACGCAATGCCCCTATCGACACAATCTATTTCTTCCGCAATTACAGCTGTGAACCAAGCATCAAAAAAGGAATGCCACAGCAGAAACATCCCGGTGCAGACTGTGTGCGTAACTAATGCCCAAGTGTGTTACGTACATTCATCGTGGAACAGAAAACACCATTTAGAAAAAGAAAGAGAATGTATACAAACTGCAAAAACCATAAAATTTGTGACCAACGAGATATCTCCTGTTGACGTTATACACTTGCGCAAGCTACGAACGCCCCGAGCATTTGTTTTGAGAAGTTGTGTGCATTATGGCATAGAACCTGCAGCGAATGAAAATTTGCCGCACACGTTAGCGTTACTAAACCAACAGAACAGTTTACGAAAAGCCAAACACAATGATTTGTGGCACACTTCAGAAATAGATTTGGTGTCACACTTGAAAAGTGTGTTTACCATAACAATAGATGAAATGGAACGACATGAATACGCAGCTTGCACAACTAAAGCCATACCAGACACTGCAAGTTTGAAAGAGTTGATAGAACTAATTCGTTTGCCGGCACAAGCTGAAGACGTGGAAGGATTTTTGAGGGAAACGATGGTGACAGGAATCACAGCAGATCAAGCCATGTTAGAAAAGGTGGTGGGTGTCAAATTTAGCATTCGTCACTGGAGTAAAGCTGTATTGGCCAGGTTAAATTTCGTATACCCTTACGTCTTGTTAGGCGCTAACGCTACTGTCTATAAGTTTAAAACATATGGATCTGGAGTGCGCGAAGGTGGTGACATGCCTAGAGTTTTAGTCGAGAGCGACAATGCTATGGATTTTGAAGTAAAATATGACAAAAGATCTGAAAACAAATTCAACATGGTGAAAAGTGGAAAAGAAGAAGCTGCATCGAACTCGTTTATAGCGAATGTGACTGCCATGACTAAACTGAGTGAACAACACTTGACGACACGGAACGTGGTTTGCCCAGAACTGGTAACAACTTCTAGAGTCATCGAGTTGCGAGAAAGCCAAACTGGTCTGTATGACATATCATTGTGTGCTTTGCCCGAAGTTCCTGATGCTAAAACTATGGACTACTGGGAGAATTTCGGGGACTTACACGACAACATAGTGGTGCTCCCTGATAAAACAGATTTCAAACTGAAGAGTAGGTTAGAACCAGACGCAGTAACGACTTCTGTGAAACTACGCATGGAACAATACCCCACGGTTGCACGACCTTCAATGACGCAAGCGTTACACAGCACTACTAACAGCATCACTACGCGGCACGGAAGCACGAAAACTTACATGGTCAAGAGCATCAACCCAACGGAAGAGTTAGAGATGTTGCTACTGAATTACATGCGAAAAGATTTCAATATATTGTCTTCAAAATACGGACAGACACAAGTGAGTATAAATGCTAATGCCACGATGCAATGGTGCGAGGAACACAATATGCCAGAGATGGTGAAACAGTCTTTGTCAGAATTGTTCGCACAAGGATTTGAGATGAACCCAGTCAATTCAATAAAAGCACACAGCAAGGTTGAGCAAACTACACGGTTAGACAACGCTAAACGCTGGTTCACAGAAGTGCATTCTAGGTCCATAATGGCATCTGCTTATTGCATATCAGCACTGTTCTCACCAGTGTTAAACGAAATCAAGCGGAGGTTAAAAGATTCACTAAAAGAAACGGTCGTGTACACGGATGGTTATTCTCCACAAATGCTCACAGCGCATGCATCAACATTCGAAACTCCCACTTACATAGTTGAAGACGATTTGTCTAAACAAGATGCAGCGACCACTCACGGTATCATAGATGTAGAATTTCTTTTGTACGGGTTATTAGGCATGGATCCCGGCACTTTGGAAATGTATAAATGGATTCATCTTAATTGGCACTGGAAAGCAGCTGGATTGTCAGGAATTTGTGACGCAATGCG